CGCTGGCACCAGCTGGGTAACCGATGGTGACCTTGATCCCGAAGATCAAGCTTTCAGCGCGCAGGAAGGTCACCGCCGGCGGTGGCGTTGTTTTGCCGGCAACTTCCGTCAGCACTGAGGTGGTCGGGATTGAGGACACGTCCATGGCGCTGACGGCGCGCACGCGGGCCAAGTACTGACCCGCGTAGACCCCACGAACATCAGCGGTGAGTTGACCCGTTCTCGGCACCCTCACCCAGTCACGCGAACCCCAGCGCCATTCAACGTCGTAGGCCACAGCACCTGGTGCCGCATCCCAGGAGATGGTCATGGTGGTGACCGCAATGCCCTGATCCACGGCGGAATGGCTGCCGATCAGCACGCGCGCGGGTGCATCTTGCACGCCCGGGGGAAGCACGCTGATGGGCCGATCATCGATGATGGTACCGAAGTCGATGGCGTCGAATTTGCCCGGCTCATATTGGATGCACTCCAGTTGGAACTGGTGCCACTCCGGCCGGGTAATGTTGCGGACGTAGAATTGCATGACCTTGAGGTCGTCGAAGTCCAGCACCCAGGCACACTCAGGCTGCGGCGCCTCGCTGAACTCGGCTACCACGGTGATCTGCCGACCCGCTACGGACCGAATGACACGGGCCTCAGCCTTTCCGCTCGGGAGGTTGACCAGCAGGCGTGCACCCGTGGGCACCTCTACGTCACGGTCCACGGTCACAATGCGGCCATTCACGGCCGCGATGCGCCCACCGTTCGCACGGCCAGCCAGCATTGGATCTGACAGGGTGATGACTTTGCCGGGCTTGGGAATGTATCCATCAAGGCCGACGCGGAAGGTTGCCCCCCTGAGTTGCAGCTGCTCGGTCATCAGAGCCCACTGGCCAGCGCGCTGGGCCTGGCCACGCGAGGTGCACCCCACCGCCTCTACGGAGATCTCGCGGACCCCATATTCAGCGATCGCGTCCTCGTCGAAAACTGGCTCTTTGTCAGTGTCATAACCCCGCGCTGGGTCATCGAACGACACCATGGCCTGGCTATGCCGCTCGCGCAGCTTGCTGCCGGTGTACTTGACCGCGCCGTCGTCCAGGATCTGCGACAGGGTGTAGTTGTAGACCGGATCCTGCGGCAGGTCTGCGTTCACGGTGATCTGGCTGCCGTCCCAGAAGGCCAGGCCATGGAAGATGGCTGCCAGGTCCTGGATCACTGCCCAAGCCTCGGCCTGCTTCTGCAGGTATAGATTACAGGTGAAGCGCGGCTCCTGGCCGCCCATGCCGTCCGGCACCAATTGGTCGCAATACTGCCCGATGCGATACAGCGACCAGCGATTGATCATGCTCGGATCAATGCGATCTCCGAGGCCGTAGTAAGGGTGCAGCACCAGGTCATAAAAGACCCAGGCCGGGTTATTGGTATAGGCCTCCTTGAAGGTGCCATCCCAGACCCCGTTGGTGGTGCCAGTACCGCTGGTGGCGTAGGTGCGAGTCTCTGCGTTGTAGTTCGCAGGCACGCGCACGATTCGCCCGCGCATCAGCACGGCGATCTTGGCGATATCGCCACCGAACTGCTCGGCGTCGTACTCCACGCAGCTGACAGCGGTCAGCGGGTATTCTTGGTCGCTGTCGACCACCTCCGACAGTGCCTCAACGTACATCCCATCTTGGGTCAGCGAGCTGTTGGCCTCGGGGGTGATACGACGGGCGCGGACGGTCCAGCGAGAGCCAGCGGGGAGTTCGATCCGGTGCGAGCGTTCGTACTTGGTGACGTTCTTGCGGTTGACCTCGGACGCCAGCACTTGCTGGAAGGGGCCGTTGTCAGTCGACACGTCTATCGCATACTCGATGCGCACGCCATCAATGTTGCCGCTCTGGTCCTGGCGCTGCAGCTGTGGCCAGGAGAAGCGCAAACGCACGGCATCCAGCATGGGGTTGCTGATGGTGTGCACGTAGGGCGCGGTGGTGAGCAGCAACTGGCCAATAGCAATCTCATTGCTCGACTCGGTAATGCCAGTCATCCGCTCCTGGTTCAACTCACCTGAGCGAAACTGCCATTTCACGCCCGGGTAGTTCATGGTGCCGTCGTCGGCCATGACCTGGGTGCCATCAAGCTTGACGGAGCGAAGCCCATTGACCGGCCCTACAATGGGGCCCCAGCTCCACAGGTAGAGCAGGCGGGCAACGGCGATGGACGGAACGCTGTTGGAAGCGATGCTAGGCTGCTTCTGCTTCTTCTCCCCACCCTTGCTGCCCACAATCTGGCGCTTACGTGCTGCGCGGGATTGCTGCGGGGCGCGCTTCGATACTTGGACCATTCCAGTCTCCACAAACGAAAAAACCCGCCGAAGCGGGTCGTGTGTTGCCAATATTCACAGCCGGTCTTGCGGGTAGATTCCCCCCGACTCTACGGCCCCGCCGATCTCGCGCTCGCCGTACAGCACCGGGTAGGGATTGCCTTGAGCGATCGTGGTGACCGCACCGCCAAACCCGTAGCTGGGGTTGTTGCCGTCCTCATTGCGATCGAGGCTGCCAGTTGTCGGCGTGGGCGACAGCATCTGCACAACACCAGTTGCAGCCATCGCGGCACCGCCAGCGATCATCGCCACGCCATAAGCGGAGGTGGTACCGAAGGTGAAGTAGCCAGCCACGATGAGCACAACGCCGATGATGGTGGTGAACAGCCCCGCCTGCTTGCTGCCCTGAATGATCGGGGCGATTCGGATGTCCCCGGCGTCGTCGCCCACCATGTCCAAGTCATCGGCTGACAGGTTGCGGGTGCCGGAGAATACGGTGAACACCAGCCCCCGCTCCTCACCTGTGGTCAGATACTTTTCGAAGCCGGGCACCATGTTGCACAACGCCTGAATGGCATCGCGCGTGCTGTTCACATCCAATTCATACTCACGCCCGAAGTGCTTGCGCAGCACCCCGTACAGCTTCACCTTGCGCTTCATGGTTGAAAGTCCTTGTGCCGCAGGATCAGCCGGCAGCGGTTGGCCATTGACCAGCCGTAGACTTCCCGCGTGGAGGCCCTGCCGGCCATGTGGTGGTAGATGAAGGGCCCACTGCCGCCCAGACGCGCAGCCGGCTCGCTGGTCAGCTCCGGCTGGCTGCCGAGGTAAATGGCCGCATGATTAGGGTAAAAGCAGGGCCGCCCCGGCGATGGGACCATAAACACCAACATGTCACCGCGCTGGAGCTCATCCACCTGGTAGAAGCCGGTTGCAGCAAAGTTGGCCTCATACAGGCTTGGGCCGTCTTCCTGCTCCCACCAGAGGTCATCGCGCTCGAAGTTGGGCAGCATCAAGCCGGCCTCGCGGGCGTACCAGTCTCGGCAGGCTGCCCAGCAATCCAGCAGACCATGGGCGAACTCGCGACCCAGCAGCGGGGCCTGATAGCCTGACGGCTTGAACCACTGCATGTCGCCACCTGGCCAGCCGACGATCCCCCAGGGCACCTCATGCAGTTCACAGCTCACCCGGTCTGCCATGCTGGGCGTAGGCGCAGCATCAGGATGGCTGTGCAAGATCGCCAGCAGCTCGCCCTGATCCTCGGCGTCTGCCAAGTCCTCATGGTGAAGGCGGAAGTTCTCCCGCGGAGTTTTCGCCAGGTTGCGGCACGGCACATAGGCCCGGCCCTGGTCGGTCTTGATCAGCACCCCGCACGCCTCGGCCGGGTACGCGCGTTCGGCATGCTTGCGGATCGCGGCCTGCAGCGACTGGTTGATACGCATCGATCACCTCGAACTGACGATCAGGCTTGCGCCCATGGAGCCGCCGAAGCGGCGCGTGTTGCCGCGAAGCTTGCAGCTCTTCCAACGCCCCGGGCAGCGGTCGGTCGCCGGGTTGTCGGTAGGCTCGTCCTGCTTGGTGTACATGGCAGCGCCTGTATAGGCGCAGGCCTCACCCCGGTACTGCCCACGGCAGGCCCAGCGGCACAGCTTGGTGATCTGCTGAGCCGGGAGCATGACGCCACCCATGTCCAGCGGGCTGGACAACTGGAAGGTCACCTGCTGGCGGTTCTCGTCGGTCTTCTGCTCGATGTACCAGAGGTTTTCCCGGGCCTGATTGGACGCATCGGGGTTCCCGTCAGGGAAGTTGGCCGCATCGAGGAAGTGCCGGAAGGTTTCGATGACCTTCACCTTGGAGCCAACCAAGTCCTTCAGCGCCAGGCACAGCGCTGTGACGGCGCCCCGCACCCCGTCAATCTCGTTGACCAGCTGCAGAGTCGGCGTGGCAGGTCGGCCATCGCCTCGGATGTCGAAGCCCTTGGCTTCCAATTGCATCGCCGAGTACAGCTGGCCCTGCCAGATGATGTCGGCTTCTTGGGCGTGACCGTGAAAGCGCATGAAGTTGCCGCCCAGGCGCGTCGCGTCCACTTCGAACAGCCGGATCTGGTTGCCCGGCTCGAGCTTCTGGATATCGGATTCGAATGTCATGGGGCCTCAAAAAGAAAAACCCCGCAGCGCGGGGTCAGTAAGGGGTGAATGTCTGCTTCATTGTGAAGCTGATCTCGAAAAGCCCGGCGCCTTTCGGGTCGAGCTTGTAGCCGTTGGCCTTGTACCGCCCCTGAGTGCCGCCCGGCGGCGTCCAGAAGAAGGACTTGTAGCCTTCGTGCCGGTCGAGGAAGTCGCGCATCAGGCGTAGTTCTTGGCCAGCGTCGAGGCTGCCCACGGCCTTGTGCGACCACTCCTGGGTCTTGTTGTTGATTCCGGTACCACCGGACTGGCTGTAGCCGTCGCCGAAGTCGTTCTCCCAGATCCGCTGCTTGATTTCGCCAGTTGCACCCACCCGAGTGCTAAAGCTGAACGTTTCTGCCATCACTTCCTCCAGAGAATTCCGCCCTGCTGAGTGGCCTTGTAGATCACCTGTTCCATCTGCTCCTCTAGCCCTTTGGCCATCATTTCACCCTGGCGACGCGCGGCTTCGTCGCTCATGCCAGGCTGCGCCTGAACGGTGACAGGTGCGTTGATCGTGACACCAGCGCGCCGGTTCGAATCGGCACCCACAGAATTGACTTTTCGCAAATACGCGGTGAGGTCTCGGTTCTGGTTCGGATTAAGCACCCGCTCCCCCCCGTCAAGCAGCCAGGTCCCCTCCTGCGGGATATTGTCGATACCGCTGTGGGCCATGCCCATCAGTGCAGTCGACGCTACGCCAGCGACCATAGGTGCGGTCGCTGCGGCAGCAGCAGCTGCCGCTGCCGGAGCCATTGCAGGACCGATGATTGGGATTGCAGCAGTCGAGGCGAAAGCGGACAAACTGGCTTGGAAAGCAGTGGCCTGGGCATTGGCAATGAGTGCCAGGCCTGCGGATGCCTGAGTTGTCTTTCCAACTACAAGCTGCACGGCTTGGTAAACCAGCCACTGCGCGGCCATGTCGGTAAGTGCACCGATCGTGGCCTTGGCGAAGCCTGACACCATGTTAATCAGAGCGTCCCCGGCATTCTTCGAGCCTGTAGCCACATCCGACATGAAAGTGCTGAGCTCATCACGAGCACTTCCAAGTACTGAGGTCGTCGCATCGGCAGCTATTTGGGAATAGTTCTGTGCTTCATCAGCGAAGTTTTGCCAAGCCTCACTCACACCATCCATCCAGTTGGCCTGCACCTCATCCTGCTGGGTGTAGTAGAGCTGCTGAATCTCCATGCGCTCAGCAAGCGCCTGCCGAAGAAGGTCGGTCTCCTGGCTATAAAGTTCTTGGCTGATGTCTCCGCTGTTGAATTGCTTCTGCAGCTCGGCTAACTGGCTTTGATAATCCTGCTGAATGGCCAGGTCGGCTTTGAGTCGATCCTTGAGCTTGTCCCCACTGCCCGCACCAGCAAGCTCAATCTCAAAGCCAGATCGTACGGTCTGATTTGAGCTCTTCAGCGCCGCAGCGAAAGCTGCTGCTTTGGCTGCATCTTCATTGGCTCGCTTCAACTTCTGCAAACGGTCCAGCTCAGCTGCAAGCCCTTCGAGGCGCTTCTTTTGCTGCGCATTGATGCCAACCAGCTTTCCAGACTCGATGTCGAACTGAAGTTTGGCAACTTCGGTAGCATTCTTTCGGGCATCGGTCGTTGTGTTGATCAGCGCGATCTGCCTGGACAGATCTTCTTCTGTCGCCTCAAAGGCCTTGTTGATTCTCTTGACCGACGCCTCCGCTTCCTTGGCTGCCGCTTTCTGAACATCGGTAAGACCTTTGAAGCCTGGGCCTACACTCCCAAGCGGCGTAATTGGTGGAAGCGCAGCTGCCGCTTTCTTCGCGCTCTCGACGTATTCGCGAATCCGATCGCCCATCAGGGGCTTATTAAACTCTTCAACCATCGCCGAATGCGCTAATCGAGCCGCATTGAGGCTGTCCGTAGCATCCACCGCAAAACTGTCGGCGGTAGCCTTGAAGTTCTTGGACATGTCACCGAAAGTGATAAAGCCAAGAATCTGGTTTGCGCCAGCACCGAGCTTCTGCAAATAGCCCATGGCGGTGGTGAAAGTACCTACCAGGGCCTGGGCGGTAAGGTTGAACGCACCACGGACCACATCGATGGTATTTGCAACGAAAACAGCCACGCTCACCAGGCCGTCACCTAAACTGCTCATGGCGCTGCGTAGACCGCCGACTTCCTTGGTGCCGCTTGCAAGATCCTTGGACATTTGCGCCAGCACCGGCATGAACTCGGCGGCGAGCTGGACCTTGGCAGCGCTGACATACTGCCCGAGAACAGTCAGCTCAGTGTTGAATTGCTGAGCAGCTGCAATCGTCTGGGTGTCCAAGATCATCCCTGTGGCCTCGGCAGCATCTCCGAGTTCGCGGAATCCCTTTCCGCCGTTGGAAAGCAGAGGCACCAGTGCAGAGGCCTCGTCAGCAATTGCCTCCATGAAGAAGGTCATCTGCGCTTGATTGACGTTGGCCTTCTGCAAGCTGGACACGTACAGCTGAAGAGCATCTGCGCTGTTTAGATTGCGGAACTGCTCAGCTGTAACACCAACCTGGGGCGCGATTGTTTCGAAGAAATTCTTCAGTTCACCGCCGCCAGTTGCAAGGAAGTCACCAACCTTGTCGTTGGTGTCCTTGAAAATATCGGAAAGCTTGTCTTGCTCGACACCGACAGTTGTAGCTGCCGCAGCATATTTCTGGAACTGCGTGGTACTCAGGCCAGCCAGGTTCGAGAGGTTGGTGATGTCTTTCGCTGTGGCGGCCGTGCTGTTGACTGCGCTGACCGTAAATGCCGTCAAGGCTGTTACTGCCGCAGCGGCTCCAGCCCCTACTGCTGCACCTGCCGCCTTTGCATTCCTTTCGACGGACTTGCGCCATTTATCCGAGCTGCGCTCTGCCGCATCCATGCCAGCCACAAAACCGCCGACCTTCGCGATCAGGTCAAGGGTTAGCGTGCCCAGCGATCTTGAAGCCATTCATTTTCTCCGGGCATAAAAAAACCCGCCGTAGCGGGTTTCGATAGTTGATCAGTATGGATTAGCTGTCTGGCTTGTGGTGTAGCTCACAACCTTCCCGTCCTGCCCAAAAATCACTGATATTGATTGATTCTCGTAGCTCGAACCTGCAAACCCGACCTTGGCGTACCCCCACCCCAGAACCTCGGTGCCGTCTGAGTTCTTGGATTGGACCAGCGGTTTGCCGAATGCCGAGAGCAAGTCATCACGGGTGGTTTGCCCCGGCTTGATGGCCTCAACTTGTTGCTGGCTAATCGGACGCCCGCCTGTCGTGGCACACGCTGAAAGCAACAATGCAGCGGCAATGACACAGATTTTATTCATGGTTTCCGTTCCCAAAACCCTCAATCTACCAGCGTCACATCCAACTCTCTATGGCCTGCTCCAAGGTCAGCGGCTCTTCAGCATCGTGAGGCATGAAGTCAAAGATCTTGTAACCACCATTTTTGCTGTGGACATTGGCATAAAGGGTGGCCAGCAATGCTGTACCGCGCTCAATCCGCATCCCCCAGTTCAAGGATCCCCTCTTCGCGCGATACTTGAGCCACTGCCGAAACTCGGCAAGGCTCATGCGTTCTTGCGCTTCCGCGATGGTGCATCCGAGGCTGATGGCGATTTCGTGCCAGGCTTCGTCGAGTTCGGTGAGGGGGTCGTCTTTCCCATGTTGGTGACCTCCTGGATCGCAGCCATCAGCGCCATGGTTAGATTTCCATCCAGAGCACCGCGACTGGGGTCAGCATCGCCGGTGATGTCAGCGACAGTGAATACGGGAGCGCCATTCTCGTCGCAGATGCAGGAGGCGATACGCCCGGCCACGCCATCCTGCTTTCCTGCGCTGGCAAGAACGTCACTGACGGCCGAGCGGTACCCCAGGGGGCGGACGAAGACGGTAGCCGTCAATGAGTCTTCGCCCTGACGCCATGTGATCTCCCTTTCAACCGGGCGCCCGGTGAACGACCCGGCCTGCTGCAGGGCAGTGATGTTGAGCTTCATGGATGGCCTCAAGCAGTAGCAGATTTTTTAGTCCAGGCAGAACCGCCCGTGCGCTGGATCGTTGCAGCGGTGCTCACCACGGCGTTGCCGGCGAAGTCAAACGGGAAGTCTGAGACGTAACCGGTGAAGGTGAACCAGGTGCGCGTCTTCGGCAGATCGAAGTCGGTACCGCCGGTGGCCACCGTTGGCACGCCGGTGCCGTCTGCCCAACCAACGGCCCAGCGAATTGCCGTGTCGCCGCTGGCCTCTGACAGCTGGTGCAGGCGAACGTGGCTGGCGTTGGCCGGGTCGGCGTTCAAGGTGAGCGAGGCTTGGCCAGGCGTGCGAAGCCCCTTCTTGTAGCTGCGCTCCATGGCGCTAAGCGGGGTGTCTTCGATCTGATCAGCGGGTGCCCCGCCTGGGTTAAACGCCGTGACGCCGCCGATCTCGATCACGGTGTACGCACCGGTACCGGACACGGGCGGCACCAGCGCGAAGATGTTGGTGCCTTGGGTCAAAACCGACATAGTGGTCTCCTATCGGGCAAAAAAATGCCCGCACTTGGCGGGCCTGTTGGCTCAACGGCGGACTATCCAGTCCACGTCGAAGCTGGTTCGGTAGTTCTTGGTGGTGGGGTCTCGGCTCTCGCCGCCCCACCGGGTAATGTTGGCCTGCAGCTCGATAGCGTCCCGGATGGCGTCTCGCACGCTCCGGACAGAGATACCGGTCGTGCCGTAGATATCGACCTGCAGCGTGAAGCCGTCGACATCAGGGCGCCCAGCCAGGTAGTTCTCCGGGTTGCCGTTGATGACCTGCCAGACCACGTAGGGCCTGGCCACCTTGTCCGGCGCCTCACCAAACGAGTACAGGCGCATGTCGGCGCCGGTACCGAGCAGGCCGGTCACCGCAGGGTCGCGGGAGCAGGCCTCGAAAATGGGTGCGCTCATCGGGTTGCTGCCTTCTTCGCGGCGCGCTTGATCGCGCGGTCGATTGCCTTTTCGTATTCGGTCACGAAGGCGTTGGTCACCTCGTTGATGCTGTTGGCCAGGGCCGGGCGCATGAACGGGGCAGCGGCCATCTTCTCGGTACCGAACTCGATCAGGCGCCAGTGCGGCGTCGGCGAGTTCGGGCTGAGATCACCGCCATCCTTGAGCACAGCGCCGTGCAGTACGCCAATCCGGAAGCCCAGGTCGCCGGTGCGTTTGAACAGGCGACCGTTCCAGCGAAGCGCAATGTTGTCGGCAATCGAGCGGCCGGTGGCCTTGTCGTCGATGCGCTCGGCGCCCTCCTTGGCCTTCTGCATGACGATCTGGGCGGCCTTACGCAACGCCGCCCGGCCGCCCTTGCGCCTGACGTCATAGCTCACCGACTCCAGCTTCCCCAACAGGCCATCCAGTCCGGTGATGCTGAAGTCGACACCGTCAGCCATCCTTGACCCCCTTCGAGACCAGCAGCGTCAGGTAATCCTGGCCTGACTCGGCATCCTCCAGCGGAGGCCCTTCGATGCTGTACACCTCGCCTCGGTACAGGATGCGCATGGTCGACAGCACGCCAGGGCGGTACCGGATCACCATGCGGGCAGTTGCCTCCGACTGATTCGCACGGGCTGCCACCACATCGCGGGTCGACATAGGCTGCACCTGGGCAGGACAACGCGCCCAGCGCGTCACCCATTCGGTCTCGCCGAATTCGCCAGTCACCGGGTCGCGGAGTGTCTGCTGCTCCTGGATGTCGATACGGTGCCGGAGCTTGCCGGCCTGCATCACACACCCATCCGGATGCGGTACGGCATCAGCAGGTGCTGGGA